ATAAACTTTGAAAACTTAAGTTCATCTCTAGTAATTTCGGACGCTCGTCCCATATTAAACTGATTGTCTGTTTCCATTCTAGAAATTGGAACGTTTAATGACTTGTACAATTTTCTTCGGAAATAATCAACATCTTCCATTTCCCCAAGATTTTGGCCACCTGGAAGTGTAGTAATCTCTGTACCGCGGCCGCCCTCTCTTCTTGGTAGCCAGAAGTCTTCGAGCATCGTCATGAACTTACGATCATCACGTACTTCACCGGTCTGAGCATCGTATACAAGACGGTTCTTATGTTTTACCATCATGTCACGAAGATATTGCTCAGCCTTCATCTTAGGAAGATTACCAACATCAATATAAAAGATACGACGTTCTGGGGCCCGCGCCAGACGATAAATTACCGTAGCATCCTCGAGCATTCGCAATTGGTTCATCGGTTTAATTGCTTTGTGAAGATAACCAAGTACCATGTTGTTACGAGAATCAACGAGTCCAGATGTTACATGACTGATTGAATCGACCGCAATTTTTATACCTTGGGTTTGATTCGTAATCCCTTTTGGATTGTACAAATAGAATTCGTTCGCCTTTTCATAAAGAATAGCACCCGTACGAGGATCTTTCTTCTTGACTGGCTCTCTTACCTTACGAATCTTTCGCGGATCGATGTATCTCATTTCTTTGATACCGTCACGAGGTCTTTTCTCATCAATGATAATATGGTGATACATTCTACCATCAACATACCATCTGCGGAATAACTCGTATCCTTTGTTACCAAAGTCGAGCATCTTCAAGATATTATCGAATTCTTCTCTGATTTTCTTTTTGATAGATTCGGGTTGTTTGAGATTGTCAAGAACAATTTGGACAGGATATGCTTCATCATCCATAACAATTGATTCATTTATGACATCTTCAACTGCGGAGTCGCATTCTGGTTGAAGTGACATTTCACGATATCGGGTGACAAGTTCTGCCTCTGATTTAGCAGTCGCCTCTAGATCAACAAAAGTACCATAAGAAGCACCCGGAGCAATTTCCATTGCTCCGTCGTCTTGTTGGCGAGGAATGAACGTCTTAAGATCTTCTTCTTCTTGCTGATCCGCGCGCGTGATTTTGAAACCGAATAATTCCATTGTATTCCTCAATAAAATAAAAGGAGGTCGACATATTTATCTGACCTCCGTATCACTTGATTTTCAGATTAAAGAGCGAAGATTTTACTTGCGCCGTCTGAGAATCTTACTGTTATATCACCACCATTCGGTAGAATTGGAAGACCAGTCGCTGTGTCGATGTATGCAATTAATCTCGAAGTAGACTGATCAGTCCCATCGTTTTCTGCATCACCAGTATTATGATACAAAATTAACGCTTCGCAGTTAGCACCTGATACTGAAGTAAAAGTTGCATCGGCAGCATCAAAAACACCAGCTGTAATACTCTTGCTAGTTAAACTAACAGTAGATACTACAGCTGTGTTTGGAACATCGGCTCTGTCTTCATCAGATGTGCTAAATGAATACACATCGGTATCAATCAGTGCCATCGTAATAGTATTAGATGACATGTTCAAATTCCCAGCGAGAAAGTCTTCTTTCGCTTTGGGATACAGTTGGTTAGCCATTATTCACTCCTAAATTATAATGGAAGAGTAGCTGTTATTGTGAGCGATGAACCAGCATTGTCATCAGCCAGCTCCCAGTAATCATATGCCCACGTTACAGTAAATTCTTCAATAGCATCTGTTCCCCAATCAAGGTCAATAGGAGCAATAACTGAAGGATAGAAACCTACAAATCTGTATGTTCTAATAGCATTGCCCTGCTTTCCATATTGGATTACAAGTGCTTCTGTGGCTTTGTAGCTTTCTGGTCCAGCGAATGCACCATCTCTTGTGTTTGTTTCATTATCATTGATCTTACGATGCCAGTCTTCTAACGCAGCACGGATCGCAAAGTCTTCATCATTCATGACTGTTGTTGTCCAGTCATCAAAGACTCTGTTACCAGCTACTTTAATCTGACGACCAAAGTATGGAACAATAATTGGGTTAATTGTAGAACCAGGCAACTGTGAAGCTCGAACCATGTATCTTGACTTGTTCGTCAAGTTATTTCCTCCAAGAACTCCTGTAGGAATATCATTGATTCGTACTTCAAACAGGGAGGGGCGCGCCCCTCCAAAGTCTAGTTCACCTCTAAAATCGTTAACGTTGAACGCCATTTGTTAGCTCCTTTATACCGCGCCTACTACTTCTGAGAATTCAACACCAGTTCTAACCGCTACAAAGTTCAACTGAATAAAGTTGATTGACCGTGCAGGTTTGATAAAGATGTCGCCAACAAATTCGTTTCTATCAACAATCTCAGGCGTGTTATTAGTTTGGTCACAAACAACTTTGAAGTCTGTGATACCTCTTCTAGCCTGGACATCTCTCAAGAACGGTCTCACTAAGTTGACAAACTGTGTTCTGGTGACTTCATCATTGAATTCGAACAATTGCCCTTGTGCGGCAGCTGCAATTGCTTTTTCCAATGTGATGAACAATCTTCTAACATTGATTCTGTCAAACGCACTTGGCAATGCAAGAAGTGTTTTGTCTCCAAACAACACCGTACCTTGTCCTGGGAACGATGTTACAGGATTGATCCCATTCTTATATAGGATGTCTCGGTCAGCTTTTCTAGGATTGTAAGCAAGTTTGATTACATTCTTAATCTGACCACGCTGGAATCCAGCAGGCGAGAACCAAGGATCTCTCACAACATCAGTTTGTGCAATTGTACCAGCAACATCAGCGTTTAATGGAACATATCTGTAAACATCATTGTACTTGTCATACTGATACTTCCAACCACTATCCATAGTAGCATATGAAGTTGATGGTAAAAGATTTCTATATGCAACAATATCTTCTTGTTCTGCACCATCGTAGCTTGAATTGTCTACAACGTCAGCTCTTTCAGGTGAAAGAGTAACAACAAGATCACGTCTAACTTCAGCAATGTTGTTAATTAGATGTGTTGCAATCGTTTGGTTAGCACCAGAACCAATTAGGATGCCAATATCAACATCTTCTGAAGATCTGAATAAATCATATCCTTTGATGATCTCTCCGTTTGTTGGAGCAGATCCATCAGCACCACCTGTAAACGATTGCGTCTGAGGAGTTGTAGATCCAGTAAATGTTGAAGATGCAGCTGAACCAGCATTAGTATTATCATCACCATGCTTAGCAAACCATACGTAAGATGATTGCTGGTTAATTACATTCTTGTAATAATTTGTTGATCCGTTTTCTGTCTTTGCATCATTTGCAAAAGAAACACCCTCAAATCTTTCAATTACTTGACCTCGTGTACCTGTCCACTCACCATCTTCATCAACAACTGCAACGTGAAGCATGTCATTTGAACCACCTCGTGTAGTTGCAAACGCAGTAGTTGAAGGTGCTCTGTCAAAGAAGTTGAAGTATTCCCAACGTCTTTCCAAACCATCTAATGTCGTTACAGTGTTACCCGTGTATGTTGTTTCTAATGTAGCTGTATTCCCAGCGACAGCAGATAATCTAATTACCTGTCTGTCTGGACCAAGTACTAATTGATCACCAACAACAAGCTCTGAAGCAAGGTTAGCACCAAAAGTAACTGTTGTTCCACCATTTGTTACACTATAAGTGTTAGACAAAGTTGAAGAGAATGCATCGGAACTTGGGCAAACGGAGATTTTCAAAGAATTGCCGAGTGCTCCTGGAAACTTAGCTACCCACTCACCGACGTTGTCAGTGAAACCTGATGAGTAATTTTCATCATAATCATCTTCGTTCTTAACCAATACTGTATTTGCAGCATCAACTGTGGCGTTTAAAGTGTCTGATTCGTTAACAACACGAACAACAAACAATTGATTGGTATATGCCAAGAAGTTAGCAGCTGAGAAAAAGTCAGTTGCTGTATCGTTATTTGGTGTTTGAAAATTAGATACTAAACGATCTTCTGAGTCTATTACAACTCGTTGCTTTACCGGTCCCCAACGAAAACGGCCAGCAATACCGCCGGCCGTAGTTTGAACTGCTGGGACAACGGCGGTAAGATCGATTTCACTAACATTTACACCTGGTGAAACCTGAAATGCCATGTTATCTTCTCCTTTACATGTATTTAAATTCTATTTCTATTTATAAATTTTCAATGTTTGCTTCGTCAGGCAGCGTATAACCGAGAGGAGAAATATAATCTTCATTGTGTAAATCGTGGCCGTCATCTATCAAACCGAAAGGAAGAACATCGTCTTCAATCATTCTTTGGTTCTCTAAATAAAGTTTAGATCTTATGTCGCTGTCAGTAATCTCAATAAAATATTCCTGCCTAACAAGCCACGAGAATAGCACAGTACACATAACCAAATCATCATGGTATCCTTCATCAGCCTGATAGCTTGTTCCTTTACTTATAAAAACGCTCAACTCTTGAATCAGGTCGTAATCATTGAGGATCAGTTTATCTTGTTCTACAAGATCCTTAAGATGGGAACACCCTACCCTTTTCACAGTTTTTGTTGTTTTTACACCCATATTCACTCTTCCACCGAATCCAGCACCTATCTGCTGACCGCCGCGGCCGCGGGGTGTAGTTGAAAGAATATTTTCGTATTCAAGATCTTGGTGTAAGATCGACGACACCTGTTCACCAAGATCATTTAACTCAATCAACACATATGCATCATTGTATGTCTTAGCAATACTTTCTAACACATTTGGAAATAGCAAAGGTGATATGTCTTTAGATCTGTATTTTCCTACGACTTTGTATGGAATTTCTGAAATATTAAACACAATAGTTGCACTATAGTCTAGCCCAACACCCCGCGAAGTGTCAACAACCATCAAATAAATGTTGTCCTTTTTTGGCTCTTGATAACAATCGAATCCATTTTTTGAAGAGATAGGTTTTTTGAAAACAAGATTTCTTAGCTTGCTGGGATGTATGAGGGTGTTGGAAGAACCAAGAAACTCACACTCAAACTCTTGTCTAAACTGTTCTTCAGATGTGTTCTTTATAGTCTCTTCTTTCCACTTCTCATCACGCCCAGGGACATTTGAC